CAGTTGCTAAAGTCGCATAATCCATTGTTAAATCACCGTCAGGTGTTTTCAAACTACCACTAAACTTACCACGAACTCTTGATAATGTTTCTTTACAATATGCAACAAACCATTTTCTCACCCAAATCTGTGCAGGATTATTTAATTTGTACCAAGACATCTTGTCAAATGGTACATCCGATGGTAGTCTAATAATATCGGGATTGTCCGCCAAACATTTGTCTCTATCAGCATCTGTAGTGTCATAATACCAATACCAAACTTTTCCTTTCATTAATTCTCCATTACCAAAGTCAAACTTACCACCAGGGGTGTTCAATAAGTGAAGTGCTTTCTTACCACCTGGAAGTGCTGTTATATAATAAGTTAAATCAGGTGAAATTATTCTTCTTTGGATATTGATCTCTTGCATTCTTAATAACATATCAAATGCGGGTGTCATAAAATAACTACCGGCTAAATTACCCATTTGAGCGTATCCGCCACCACCACCAATACCACCACCGGCAAGTCCACCAAAAGACCAAGGATCTACGAACATGTTATTAAGTTCTGTAGGTGAAAACCAAAGAACTTCATTCACCTCTCTACCCGCAGGTATTTCGTAAATTTGTTGATTAGTTACTAATTGGATATAATCCTTTTTGATTACCCAATCTCCTCCTGTTTGTAGACCTACTATTTTAGAATAAGCGTAAGTATATCTTGTTTCCCAATCTAAACTCTTTGTGATAAAAGCATTTGCCAATGATTGAGTATCTAAATTCAAGTTATATAATGATGTCCACTGAGACTCAATCAACCAATCTTGAACATATTGTGAGTAATCTTCAATTGAATATTCTAAAAGGGTGTCAAGCATTTCATCTTCAAGCTCAACAGCTCTTAATGGTGCACCTAAAAGGTGTCTTACTTTTTGGTAGAATTCGCTTCTTTCTGGTTCGTTAATAATTGCCATAGGATTTTTTTCTATAAATATCTTAGAAAATTTTTAGTTTTCTTTTTTTGTTTTACTCAAATAAAGTTCCTCTACAAATTCCCAATTGACAACATCCCAAAAGTTTTCTATATACTCATCTCTTTTGTTTTGATACTTCAAATAATAAGCGTGTTCCCAAACATCTAACCCTAAAAGCGGGAATCCACCTTTCTTTACAACATTCATCAAAGGGTTGTCTTGATTTGGAAGGGACATGATTTTTAATTTACCACTTTTGTCTAAATATAACCAAGCCCAACCTGAACCAAATCTGTCTTTAGCCGCTTGGTTAAATTCTTCTTTCATTTTTTTTATGTTGCCAAAGTCTTTCTTAATTTGTTTAAGAATTTCTCCTTTTGGTAATTGTTTTTTTGGTGACAACATTTTCCAAAATAAAGCGTGGTTAAAAGCCCCACCCGCATTATTTCGAACTGTATTATCAAACTTACTTATTGTTTTTACAATCTCCTCAAGTTCCATGTCACCATGTTTATCTTTGAGAGCTTTGTTCAGTTTATCAACATACCCTTTATAATGTTTGTTATAATGAACATTCATAGTTTTGGAATCAATAAATTTTTTCAGTGATGAATATCCGTATGGTAATTTTTCAATACCGATCTTTTTCATTTCCATAATGAAATCCTTTTCAATCTCAGTTTTTTCGGATATAAGTATTTTTTGTTCAAGTATCATAAGTTTGTTTTCGATACTCTTTGATTCGTACATTTTTTTTTCTAATTCGGGGTGTTTTTTTTCAAACATTTTCACAAGTCTACCTGCAAATGCATTTGCCTCGTCTTCGTTTTGACCACCAATGTCTGGACCTTTTTTTCTTCCTTGTATAGACATTTGATATTCGTGAACCCACTCATGTGCCAATGTTCTCATAATATCTCTGTTAAGTCTGTTCTTAGCCAAAACTTTTAGTTCACCATGTACGGTTCTTGATCCTGTGGACATTCCACCAATTTGATCACCAAGAAATTTGATTACAATTTGTTTTTTTAATGGATATTTTTCTTGTAAAAGTTCTACGAACTTATGAATTAGTTCTTTGTCTTCTTTCTTAAACTTTGTATCTGAGTATGTTATTTTAACTTTCATTATAGATAAATATCTCTATCGATATTTATTTATCATATTAAGTATTTCTTCAGCGACATCACCAATGTTTTCTTGAATTTGGTCGCCCATAACTGTTCTGATAATTTGTTTCTTCTTATTTAGAATATCGTAAATTGCACCCTCAATTGTATTTTCAAAAATTGGGTAATAAACAAGGACATTTGATTTTTGTCCGTATCGATATGCACGGTCTTCAGCTTGTGAATGTTCTGCAGGAACAAATGAAAGGTCATTCATTATAACAACCTCAGCCGCGGTCAAAGTTAAACCCACACCAGCGGCTTTTAAGTTACCAACAAACACAGTTATTTTTTCATTGTTTTGGAATTGGTCCACAGCTTGTTGACGAACTGAGTTTGAACAACTACCATCAAGATAAACCGCTTGTTTTCCAAAATGTTGGTAGATTGTTTGAAGGGTGTCCGTGAAATTTGTGAAGATGATTACCTTTTTACCTTGTTCTAAAATGTTTTCAGCAAACTCAATTGTTTGTTTTACTTTTTCATTTGCGATAACTTTTCTAACTTTCATTAGTTTGGAAAACTGTACAGTCAAAGATGTTGACTCATCAGGATTTTTATCATACCAATCGTAATATTCACCCATAAGATTTTCATATTCTTTTGACTTTAACTTCAAATAAACAGGAGTAATAATCTTATCAGGTAAATCTAAGTTCTTCAAGATTGGATGCTCCTGATACATTCCATACTTTTCTTTTACCAGCACTAAATTGATAACCTTGACAATAACGAATTGCGTAAGCCTTCCAATTTTGGGCAACAGGACTTTCTATCAAATTCAATAGATTGTAATAGTTCATTGGTCTTGAGGTCATAGGTGTTCCTGTCAATAACCAAACTCTATTAACTTTTTTTGCAAAATGATTGATGATTTTGGTTCTTTGTGCTTGTACATTAGAGATCATGTGCGCTTCGTCTAAAATAACAAGATCGAAGTTAGACTTTAATAAAATTGATTCTTCTTTTCTTTTTTGGTCTGTGTCGTGGAAGTTTTTAAGAATGTCATAATTAACAATTACAAAATCATCTTCAGTTGAAAATTTTTTACCTTCCGCAATAAAAACAGGTCGATCTGAATAATTTGCAATTTCTCTTTGCCAATTAATTTTTAAAGATGCAGGACAGACAATTAATATTTTTTTAGCCCCTGTTTCTAAAGCGGCTATAATTGTGGATGTGGTTTTACCTAATCCCATATCGTCAGCTAAAATGAATCTTTTTGATCCCGCTAACTTTTCGATCGCCGTTTTCTGATGATCAAGCGGAGGACGATGAGAATACTTCGAGTAATCAATAGAAACAGATTGGACATTGTGTGTTTTAATTAATGCTGATTTAGGAACCCAAAATTCTGACAAATGATCTTTGTCAAAAAACTTTCCCCAAATATGATAAGATTTTTCTTTTTCTACAAGTAATTTCTCAATATAAATTTGTTCAGGTGTTTGTAACAAGTATTTTTCTTCGGCAAACTTTTTAGCAAAGTATGTGTCAAGGTCAACCCACTTTCTTGCAACTTTTGGTGGGGTGTTAAAATAATTAACAATATAATCGGCTTGAGATCTTGTAGGGTAAAATTTTTTTGATGATTCTTTTTTTTGTTTTAAAAACAATATAAAGTTATTTGCACCACTATATGAGTCGAGAAGTTCGATCGCTTTGTGTTCAACTAAGGAAGATCCGTTTTCCAAATTTAACCTTTTATTAAAAATAACAATAAAATTAATATTTATCAATAAAATACTCTTTTATGCAGAATAATGTTCCAATAACAAGATTAGGAAAATTCTTTGGTGATCGTGATTTCGAATTGGAAATTGGGATGGGTCAAGAATGGTTGATAGGTGATATGAACTATACTTGTGTACTTTACAAAATAGATAGAAACAAGATTAAGACTGATGATGTTTATGGTGAAGTTGTAGAAGATGGTGTTAAGTTTTTACCACCTGTTGAGTTCAATGCTCAAATTTCGATTGCAGCTCCTGAAAATAAATTTTTAGGATCAACTAGAATGGATCAGTTTGAACCAGGTAACATAACGATTTCTGTTTATTTGAAAACTTTAAATGATTTAGGTATTGATGTAGACTTCGGTGATTACATTGGATATTACGATAGTGAAAACTTTGTTCGATATTATACGGTGGTTAATGATGGTCGTGTAGTTTCGGATAGTAAACACACATATAAAGGGTTCAAACCTTTTTACAGAACAATAATTGCGGCTCCTGTTGGACCAAATGAATTTAGAGGATTATAATGGGACTACCAAAACAAGTTAAACCAACACTACCTTTACAGTATCCTAAAACTCTTTTACCAAGAAGAGAACAAATTAAGGATATGATTACAAAGGACGGAACTTACTTACCTAAGTCACTTCTTCATGCCGATTTGGATAAAGGGTTTTTAGAATTTGTAAAAGATAAATTCAATATTGTATCTGAAGGTAAAAGAATTCCTGTTGTTGATATTATTATAACGACTCAAAACTGGTCACAGTTTGTTGAGACATGGGACTTTCAAAATATTGACAAAAATATCGAACCTCCTTTTTTAACAATAATTAGGAATCCTGAGGTTAAGTATGGTAACAATCCATCTGTATTATATAACATCCCAAATAGAAGAATGTATTATTATATGGAAGTACCAACATGGGATGGCAATAGAAAAGGTGCTGACA